AATGGCGAATTAGCATTAGATGGAAAATTTGGATCATGGAAAGCTAGCGGAGATTTTGTATTACAAGCGGCAGCTATAGATTTAAACCCAGGATTTGCCCCATCAGTAGCAGTACCAAAAGGATTAACGGAATATACTATGCCAGATAGTCAATTTGACACTAGTTCAGGTTGGGCAGTATCTGGCGACGGGGTTAAGAGTATTGTTACTAGAGCACCAAGTCACGAACCTTGGCCATATCATAATCAAGGTGTACAAGTTAATGTTAATTTAGGTACAGGAACTAATTCTGCGCCACCTGGAGCTCCAACCATACCGGCTGGAACAACTATAACCAAAACAAATTAATATGGCAATTTTTAAATATACACTTCCTTCTGGAGCAGAATTCCAATTAAATGCTGAAGCTGGTACAACCCAAGCACAAGCTGACAAAATATTTTACGAACAAGTGGCCGCAGGAACATTTGTTGGATACAAAAAGGGCGATAAATTAACCCACCCAGCGGAAGCCCTTACTAATTTTGGAATTACTCGACTACAAAGAGGAACAGCGGGTGTAGATGACAAAACATTGTTGGCAATTATTTCAGGCTTGCCTATAGTAGCACCATTACCGTCCTTAAAAAACACACCAATTCAAAATCCAATTGATCAAACAAATTTTATACAAGTTACAAGTAGCCCAACAGGACTTACTGACCTTGGCCCTAACGGAGTAGGTCAATTATCTTCAACACAAACACAAGCCTTGATGGCACAAATTGCTGCTACTACTCAAGGAAATGTTGATACAATTACACAAACAATTGGAATTGGAACTTATGGATTTAATTGTACTCAACTTGAACAAGTAGGATTAATTAAACCAGGTATGTGTGCTTTATATTGTCCTACAGATCCACAAACAGGTGCTAATCCATCAAATTTTGTAGAGTTTATGAATTCGCCGACACCTTGGACTGGTCTTAACGGCATAACAAGCACCAATGATATTGTAGGGGATCAAGCTACACAAAATCAAATTCAGGAACAGCTATTACAACAAAGTTATAATCAGTTAGTAGCTAACGGAACAATCGTACCTCCGACACCTACAGTCACTACACCAAGTATTAGTACAGGGCAAGTATATAGTTCTAGCGGAACACTTGTGGCAACATCAGCATTAACATTAATTGCTTCTGGATTAGGCTATAATGGAGCTAACGCTCTGTTTAGTGATTTTAATAATTTATTTTCTTCCAATTCTTCTTCATCCTTGTACAGCGAAGCGGTTAGTACTTTGGGTAGTGTAGGAAATTCTATTAGTGGTTTCTTTTCAAGTTTAACTAGCTCACCAGTTGGCGATGTGCCAGTAGATATTCAAAATTTAGGAACAGATGCTGTAGCAGCATATAATTCAGGATTATCAAGTTTATCTTCTGGAGCCGTAGGATTTTCTAATAGCACATTAAGCAATATTTCAACAGCAACTGGGTCGTCTGTAACTCAATTATCTGGGCTGGCATCAGGACTTACTGGTGGATCTGTGGCAAATACTACCGCCGCAATAACTTCTACACTTAATAGTGATGTTGGCGCATTGTTAGCAACTAGTAGCAAGTATGGCACTAGTTTAGTTACAGCTTGGGCTGATAGTGCTGGCTCTACATTAACTAGTATCGGAAATAATTTAGGATCATTAGCGTCAGGAGTATCTACAGCCGCTACTAATGCTTTCAATACAGCACAAACTTCATTGTCTACAGGCATAGATTCCTTGGCAAAAGCATCACAATTTAGTATCAATTTTAGCGATTTTTCATTAAGCAGTTTAGTAGCGGGGGTTCAACCAGCAGCCGGCTTTACTAATACAGTTGATAGAGCTACAGTGGATGCCGCAGTAAATCGAGTAATAGGATCATCATTAATTACACCACCTACTTTTGAACTTCCTTCAGTATCTAGCCTAGGAACATTAGCTGATATTAGTGCCGCAAAGAGTATTTTAGCACAAGCTCAGTCGGCGGCGCAGGGTGTTGGCAGCAAAATAGTTAATATTGTATAGAATAAATATAATATATGGCAACTTTTATCGGATTCAATACAATTAATCAAAACAAGACATTTACACTTGTTGACTATGAATTAATTAAACAAGACTTATTAAACGCTTTTAATATTAGACAGGGCGAATTAGTAGGCCGTCCGGGCTATGGCACCATTTTATGGGCCTATTTGTTTGAAAATCAAACCCCTGAGTTAGAAACAGCAATTTATAATGAAGTTCAGCGTGTAGTTGGTGGAGATCCACGAATTTATCTAAGTAGTATTAATATGTTTCCCCAGGAAAACGGCATATTATTAGAATTAGAACTACAAACAGTAGCAACAACATCAGCACAAATTTTATCGATATTCTTTAACGAACAACAGCGTTCCGCAAGTTATGTCTAACTTAAACTACCCAGTTTATTAAAACCATAAATACTGTATCACTGGAACGACTATGGCACAGACAACAAGACAAACCGTACTATTTGGGGTTGAAGATTGGAAAAGAATCTATCAAACTTATAGTGAAGGTGACTTTCAAAGTTACGATTTTGAAACCCTACGCAAATCCTTCATAGATTACCTGCGCCAGTATTATCCAGAAACATTCAATGATTATATTGAATCATCAGAATTTATAGCATTGCTTGATGTTATGGCTTTTATGGGCCAAGCATTAGCATTTCGTACTGACTTAAACACTCGTGAAAACTATATTGACACAGCAGAACGCCGTGATAGTGTTATTAAATTAGCAAATTTAGTAAGTTATGCTCCACAGCGTAATACAGAAGCTAGCGGATATCTTAAAGTATTTTCTGTACAAACTACAGAAAATGTAACAGACTACAACGGTGTCGACCTTGCTAATATTACAGTTAACTGGGCCGATCCTAGTAACTTTGATTGGCAAGAACAGTTCACAGCTATTCTTAATGCCGCTTTAGTTGATACACAATATGTAGGCAGTCCTGGAAACGATCAAAACATTCTTGGAGTAGATACACAAGAATATACTATTAACTTAGTGCCTGGTTACTTGCCAGTAATCCCTTATACTGCTACAGTCGATGGAGTTAATATGCCATTCGAAGCAGTTAACGCAACATCATTAGGTGAAACATATATTTACGAACCACCTCCATTGCCAAACGGACAATTTAATATATTGTTCCGCAATGATCAATTAGGATATCAGTCAGCTAACACAGGATATTTCTTTTATTTCAAACAAGGTGTTTTACAAAACCAAGATTTCAATTTAGTAGAAAGCATTGCTAATCGTACTGTTGATATCAATATCGAAGGCGTTAATAATACTGATGTTTGGTTATATCAACTTGATAATTTAGGAAATTTGCGTCAGTTATGGAATAAAGTTGATTCTGTATATGCGGCTGCAGTTGAACAGATGACTCCTACCTTGCGTACAGTATTTTCCGTTACTAGTCGTACTAATGATCAAATTACTTTAGTATTTGGTGATAATGTTTTCTCAGCTATTCCAGTAGGGCAATTCCGCAACTATGTTCGTGCGTCTAACGGATTACAATACATTATTAATCCAGAAGATATGCAATCTATTTCAATTCCTATCTCGTATGTTAGTCGTACAGGTAGTATTGAAACAATTACATTTACTTGTGGCATAACAACACCTGTAACTAATGCCGCTCCACGCGAAACTATTGATCAAATTAAACAAAGAGCGCCAGCTCGTTACTATACACAAAATCGTATGGTTAATGGCGAAGATTATACAAACTTTCCATTTACAACATATAATTCAATCATTAAAAGTGCTGCGCTCAATCGTAGTTCAATTGGATCAAGTCGTTATTTGGATTTAGTTGATCCAACAGGCAAATATTCTTCTACTAATGTGTTTGGTAGTGACGGAGCATTGTGGTATATTAATAACACCCCAGCATTTACATTTACATACCAAACAACTAATGATATTAATAATGTTATTCTTAATGACATAACACCGTTGCTAATTCAAGCAACAATGAAACAATTTTATTATGCTTATTTTCCACGCCCAAATTTACAATCATTAAATTATAGTTGGAATGAAAGTACAACTATTGTAAATGAAACTACTGGATATTTTGTAAACAGTAGCGGAACTCCTGTAGTAGTTGGGCCAACAGCTAGTAATAATGCTAAATTTATTGTTGAAACATCATTAATTAAATTTGTTCCGCCTTCTGGGTATCACTTTGATAGCAAAAACGAATTACAACCAGGATTGCCAGTATCTGATGATGACCACTTAGTCATATGGGCTTCGCCGACAGCAATATATGGCAACGGCACTAACGGTGGCGTCGGTAATTTAGCTGACGGAACTGGTCCTGTTGTATTGAATACCTATGTTCCTACTGGCGCAATCGCAGTTCAAGTTATTCCATTATTAACTTCAACTTTCTCTACACAATTAAAACAAAGTATAGCTAATCAAATTTATTTAAAAGCTAACTTTGGATTAGGATATGACAGTACAGGAACAATTACTGGTACACCTTATACTTGGTATTTAATAACAGCAGCAAATCTTGATGTGGGGGCATCCTGGAGCCAAACTTATGCTGGCAATACTTCTGGAGCAAATCTTGATGCTAGTTGGTTAATTCAAGCAACCTTTGATGGCAGTCAATATACTGTAATATCACGCAGTCTTGATTACTACTTTGGTAGTGTTCTCGAAGTTAGATTCTTCTTTGATACAGATCAAGCAATTTACGATAGTCGTACTGGTACAGTTATTTCAGATTTTGCGAAAGTTTTAAAAACAAACAGTCAACCGTATAATAATTCTCCATTGTTAGCTGATATCCCACTTAAAATTATTGGACAGCCAGTATTGAGCGATGGCTTAGTTGATGATTATCAAGTGTTAGTTGGATATGAAGACAACAACACAGGTATTCCTACGGATCCAGATTTCTTTCAAGAGATTGTTGGAGTTTCACCATCAAGTACAGCGTTGCCACAACCATATGTGTTCTTCCAACTAACGGTAGATTTTGATAATCTAGAAAGATATTTGTTACAGCCAGAAGGCATTGTAGTTGCTGATTATCCAACATTGGCTGAAATTGAAATAATAAAAACACAATATCCTACAGGGCAAGTATTTTATGCTTATGCAGAAAATGCGTTTTATACATTAATATTAAACTTAAACGGTTCATTATCAGTAGTTGCGACTCCAGGGTGGGTAGCACAAGTAGGCCGCCAAAGTTTATATTTCCAATATAGACATAATAGTGCGTTGACAAGTCTTATTGATCCAGGCAGCACAAATATTATTGATTTATATGTTGTAACTGCCGAATACTATACAGCTTATGTTCAGTGGATACAAGATACAACAGGCACAGTTACACAACCATTGCCTCCAACTATTGATGAATTGACAACAGCGTATGCTGGCTTACAAGATTATAAGATGATTAGTGACAATATGATTCTTAATAGTGTAGAATTTTTGCCATTGTTTGGTAGTAAAGCACCAGAAGCATTGAGAGCGACTATTAAAGTAATTCCTGCTGCTAATACAAACGCAAGCAATAATCAAATTCGTAATTTAGTGTTAGCAACAATGAACGCATACTTTGATATTGCTAATTGGAATTTTGGCGACACATTTTACTTCTCAGAATTGGCGGCATATATACATGCACAAATCGGAACTTATGTTGCCTCGGTAGTGTTGGTACCATTAAATCCACAAAAGAGTTTTGGTGATTTGTATGAAATACAATGCGCTCCGTATCAAATATTTGTTAACGGCGCAACTATTAATGACATTGAAGTGATTACATCGTTGACTAGTACTAACTTACAAACTGCTCCTGGCAGCGGAGCAATTTAATGGCCGCAAAAATCCGTTCAGTTGATTTCCTGCCGGAAATATTTCAAACCCCAGTAAACAAACAGTTTCTGGATGCCACACTCGACCAATTAATTCAAGAGCCAAAATATAAACAGACTCAAGGATATATAGGACAAAAGGTTGGCCCAGGTGTAAATCCTGCCGACAACTATGTGGTAGAACCTACTAAAGTTCGTAATGATTATCAATTAGAACCTGGTATTGTATCGCTTAGTCCAACAACTTCAAAAATCGATGATGTCATTACCTATCCAGGTATTATTGATGCTTTATCAACTCAAGGCGGCATAACAAATCAAGCAGATCGTTTGTTTGAAAGTGAATATTACTCTTGGGATCCATTTGTTGATTTTGACAAACTTAATAACTATGCTCAATATTATTGGGTTCCAAACGGACCAGATTTAGTTACAGTAGCGCCAACAGCTATTCCAACAGAACAAACATTTACAGTTACTCGCACTAATGGAGCATATACTTTTAGCGGCTACACTGGTAATAATCCTGAATTGACATTAGTTCGTAACGGAAGCTATAACTTTGTTATTGCTCAAACAGATCCAGTAACAGTTCAATATCGTGTTACAAATAACGGATCTAGTAGCTGGGCAATTAATTATCAACCAAATCCTACATTAACATTAGTTCGTGGCAACACTTATATCTTTAATTTAATACAAACAGCAAACTATGCTTTTTATATTAAAACTCAAGAAAGTTATGGTACTACTAACTTATGGACTGAAGGAGTTACTAACGGCGGCGCAGCTCAAGGGCAAGTTACTTTTACTGTTCCACAAGATGCTCCGGATACATTATACTATTGTAACGATTTAGAATTTAATTTACGCGGTCAACTTAACATCATTGATGCTTCTGCCGGCACAGGCCCAGAATTTTGGATACAAACAGAACCTGGTGTTGATGGACGCTTGCCTTGGTCTCCTAATATCTCTGATAGAGATGTTTTAGGAGTTGTTAATAACGGTATTGATCTCGGAACCGTAACTTTTAATGTTCCTGATGTTAACGCACAGAATTTTTATTATTCTATGCCTTATATTGGATATCCAACATCAACAACAGGAAAGGTTGATTTAATTTGTTCGTCTTTTACTTACGATCAACTTAACGGAGTTTCAGTACAACAATTTTTAACAAACAATCCACAAGGTATTGACGGAATTACTAACCTTAATTCTCGTACATTAATTTTTACTACACAGTCATCTGATCCAGACTCGGGCGGTTGGTATAATGTTACACCTTTTGATCCATTACAGCCTTCTGATAATAATCAAACCGGGGCATTTGATACTACAGCATTTGCTGAAGCAACTCCAATTACTGATCCGTCCATTCAATTCAGTTTGTGGCAAATTCAATATGTTAATGATGTTAACGGTGTGCCATTTATAAAACTTAACAGTATTTTGTCAATTTCAGATTTAACACAATTTTCTGTTGCTTATGGCGCACAATATATTAATACTCAGTGGTATAAAAATGCTGAAGGCTTTTTTACACAGATGCCATTGCTTACTGCCGCATTGCCACAGTTATACTATCAAGATAGTATAGATCCAAGCATTTTTGGCGTAATTAATTTAATCGAAGGTAACACTAATAATAATGTACCGCCTTTATCGATTACAAATATAACTTCAACTGGCACATCAGTAACATTAACATTTGCCGCACAACAAACAGCACCATATTCTATTGGTAGTACAATTATTGTATCTGAAGTTAATCCAGCACAATACAATGGCGATTATGTTGTTACTGGATGTACAACATCGACAGTAACTTATTCTAGTACAGTTACCGAAAGTTATGTAAACAGCGGCACAATTAATGCTATTAGCATCAATGCTTTTATTAATGTTGACACAGATATTTTAGGTAAAACTAATTATGTAAGTCCAAATGGGGTAACATTTACAAACGGACTTAAAATTGTTTTTGAAGGTACAGTTTACCCATCAAGTTATGTAGGCAATACATATTATGTACAAGGTGTAGGATCAAGTATTGTATTAGTACCAGAAACTAGTTTAGTAGTTCCTGAAACTTACGCTGTAGAAATCGATGGTGAACCTGTCGTTCCTGATTATATGACCATCAATATGGCTAGTCAGGATCTTAATCCTTGGAGTCGTAGTAATCGCTGGTTCCACATTGATGTTATTGATGCCGCGGCCGCGTATAATGATATAGTACCAGATTTTACCAATGTACAGCGAGCTAATCGTCCTATTTTAGAATTCCGTGCCGGAACAAAATTATTTAATTTTGGCACACAAGGTCTTCCTGCAATTAATATTATTGATTTTACACAAACTAACGCATTACTTAATGTTAATGGGCAACCAAGCTACGGAGTAGATGGTTATAATTTAGTCGATGGCAGTTTAGTTATATTTGCTGCCGACTCTAATCCAGAAGTTGCTAATCAAATTTATCAAGTTAATTTTGTAGTAGTGGATCCGGAAGTATCAACCGTACCTATTATTGATTTAACGCCTACAAGTTATAGTCCAGCATTAGCAAATCAAACGACAGTTTGCCTTAATGGAAATACTTTAACTGGACAAAGTTTTTATTATAATGGCGTTTCGTGGAGTCCTCCGCAAAATCCTTGGATTATTTCAAGCTCTACTCAGCCAGCTAATACAACACCGGTGGTTCAATCATACGCAACACAAGTACTTGCCGAGGGATTAAACGCTACACAACAAAAATCTACGGTTAATCAACCACCTTTGTTTGATGTTTATGACATCAATGGATATAGTTTTGGCGATATAGAAAAGTACCCAAGTACAAACTTCACTGGTTGTAAATTATTAAGCTACGCTGAAAATCCTGATAATCCAGCTGATGCTGTATTAGGCATTCCGTTAGCTTTCTTTAGTATTGATAATATTGGTGATATTTTATTCGACAATAATTTATATAATGACACATTTATCTATACTCCATCTGGCACAGGTACTACAGTAAATGTAAGTAGCGGGTTTGTTTATCAATATTCAGACAGAATAGCATTTACTCCAGAGATTGGCTGGCAAACAGCGGCGATTCCATCATTACCTCGCCAACAATTTCAATTTAGTTATGCTGGTGTTCCATTACAACTTGACATTGCTGTTGAAACAAGTCTCGATGTTCCAGCAGTACAAGTATTTGTTAATAATGTTTATCAAGTTCCATCAATATATACACTTTCAGTCAATACTACTACTAATGTTTCTACTATTACATTAAATGGCACTTATGTTACTGGTGATATAATTGAAATACTTGCTTATAGTAGTCAAGTAAGCGCACAAGGTTTTTATGAAGTTCCTATCAATCTTGAAAACAATCCGTTCAACGGAAATTCAAAACAATTTAGTTTAGGTACAATTCGTAATCACTACGGTACAATTTGCGAAAATTTAGTTGATTTACAAGGTCCTATAAATGGAAGAAATAATACTCGCGACTTAGGCGACATTGTTCCTTTTGGCCAATTAATTTTACAACAATCTTCGCCTTTAACATTAGCTGGATATTTCTTACGCTCACCAAACTATGATATTTTTGCTGCTTTAGAATATAACAGTAGAGAATATATCAAATATAAAAATAAATTGTTAACGGCAGTTACACAATTAAA